GGCGTGCCGGTTCGATTCCGGCTCTGGGTACAATATCGGGAAAACCCCTTCCACAAACAGTTTTCCCGATTTTTTCTAAAATGTTCTTTTGTGTGATTTTTCAAAAGCGGTATAAAAAGCGGTATGAAAAATTCACATTCTGAAATTAAAATCGTTCCTAAAAACTGGGAAAAAAATTTAAAATCCAACATCAAAAAAGAATGGTATGGATATTATTTCTATTTCACTCCTGAACATCCAGAGGGCTACCTTGTGAAGTTTAGAGGGATGAATAGGATTAAAGATTTGGAACAAAGACAAAAAATGACTCGCATTCTAATAAATAGCGAATTAGATTTACTTGCCAAAGGATATAATCCTATCACTAAACAATTTGAAGTAAACGAAGATTTTGTCACAGAAAAAACACCTTTTTTACAAGCATTAGAAATCGCCAGAAAAAAAATAAAAGTAGCAGAATCAACAATGACCAACATCGTGGATGTTATAAAATTGGTTACAATGGCTGCTAACAAAACAGGAGTTTCTATACTTGAAATTGGAAAGGTCAAAAAAAGAGATATAAGACAGATTTTAGATATTATATTAGAAAAAGGGTATTCAAATGACAGGTATAATAAAGTAAAAGCTGTATTAGGAATATTGTATAACTACTTTGTTGATTTGGAGATATTTGAATATAACTATTGTCATTTTATAAAAAAATTACCTCATACACCTGCTCCAAGAGTTATTTTGCGAAAAGATGATAAAGAAAGATTTGAGGAATTAAAGACCACGAACTATAATTTATGGCGATTTTGCAAAATGTTCTATTATAGCGGATGTAGAATATCTGAATTTAGAGCCTTGAAAATAAAAGATATCAACCTTAAAAAACAAGAGTTTAAGATTTTTGAGAAAAAAGGGAAAAGATATCATGAGGTATTAAAGCCAATAAACATAAATGTATATCATTTGTGGAAAGAAATATTAAGCGAGGGAAATGGCGATGATTTATTTCTATTTGGTAATGACCTATCTCCTGCCGAAGAATCCATAACAAAACATGCTCTATCTCACAGATATAGAAGGTGGGTAGTGAAAAAACTGGATATAAAAGTAGATTTATACGCTCTTAGGCACACTTATTTAAATGATATTACCACAATATACGGAATATCAAAAGCTAAAGATATAGCAGGGCATACTAACGAAAGAACGACAAGGATATACGCTGTAGATTATAACGAAAACATCCTTAACGAACAGAAAAAAGTAAGCACAGGATTTTAAAACAAAAAACAGCATCTAATTAAAGGTGCTGTTCTTTTTGTTCAAGAGTGAAAACTCTGTCTTTGTGTTTTGCAAATATAGAAAACAAGATATTGTAAACAAAATCTTTTGATTACAATTTATAACGGAATGTTGTAAACAAAAAAGCGTGAAAACTCACGCTCTTTTTTAATTTTCCCCATGCCATTCTACTAACCCCAAGCGTAGCACGCAAGACTTCAAATGGTAAAAAGAAAATTGTTTTTACTCCTTTGTTTAGATAATTAACTTCACAAATATACAATAAAATAGTAAAATAAGCAACACCCATAAAGATGTTGCTTACAATAATGAAAAATAAACCAAAAATAGCATTCTACCCACTACAATTATAGTGTATTTTCTTTACTTGACAAACTTTTCATTCCATTTTTTTAAGTCTGCCATTCTGTTCATCCAGCCTTTCAGAAAGACCTTTTGTGTAGGGTTGCTTCTTACTATTCTATGCAGGAAATCCTCCCTTTCCTTATAGAGCCTTTGTAAGAAGTCTTTCGGTGCATTGTTCAACGCTTCTATGGTCTTTGCACCAACCACGCCATCGGCTGTAACTCCCAGCATTCTTTGAGGTATCTTAATGCCGTGGACTCCACTTCCCCAAACCCAATCTACCAAAGTATTGGCTATCGCTTGGTCTTTGATTTCATCGGCTTTCCACCTATCCCAGTATAATTTCTTCATCACTGTATCCCAGTCGGCATCGTTCATCTCCAAGAACCTCATATCGTTGTTGAATCCGAACACCGAACGCCACACATTGTAAGTTATGCCCTTGTTTGTGTGGTAGCCCATTTTCACTTTGTAAGGCGTAGGACAACACACTCTGCTCGCTGTATCATTTGGGTCTCTTGACAATCCACCTTCCCATTTTAATATAAATGGTCTTAAACTTCTTATATCCGCCATATCATTTGAATTTATCAATTACTTTATCCAATCTCTCCCAAAGGAACATTCCCACGATGATCAGAATTAAATATATGATCCAACTCTCCGCTCGTTCTGATTGCTTCTCTTCCTTTGTCTGCTTATGCTGTTCTTTTGTCTGCTTCTGCTCCTGCTTTTCTACTTCTACTCTTACTTGCTCTATTATCTTTACCACAGAGTCTTTTGCCTGTTTTTTGTCCTTGAAATAGACTTCTCCATTAGCGCTTCCCTCTACAACATTGCCGTTGTATAGGAATTTAAACTGCACAGGCTCGCTGCCGATTGGCTTGATCGCAAAATCCAAAGACTTCGTAAGGGTCTTAATATTAGCAGTTTCCTCCGTTTGAGTTTCCGAAACAGAATCTGTTTTCACCGATTCTTTAATTTCAGTTTTATGATCATCTTTCTCTTTATTCTTTTTTACATTCCTCGCTCCACATCCCAACAGCAACAAAAACATAGCAACCCCAAGCAAGGGAATGCTATTCACCAAAGGCATCACAGCCTTCATCACCTCCCTCACTTCCTTCACTTTCTTCAAAGACATCACATCTTTTATCACTTTCCCCAAAGACATCATAACTTTTATCACTTTTTGTTTTTTCTTTTAAACTTTCCAAATCGCCAGTCTTCTCAAAATTCTTTATCTTCTTTAAAAGCCCACTCGGAGGGAATGCTCCGTTTGTCACTTTGGACATATTAACCAAAGCCGAACTCAAAGGATAAAGCAAAACCATCAATTTTATCATCACTTTGAAATAAACATCCAAGAACTCTACTTCATCCAGTGCATCGTGCATAATTAACAACATAGAATACCCTGATAGAATAACTGTTAGTTTCTTCAATAGCCCTAAAAGATTAGCCTTAAAAGTGAAATCCTTATCTACAAAGTAATGCAGGTAAGTCCCAAGAACATGGTCTACCATCAGCACGAATAACACGCCATAGAGGAAAGACAAATCCGTGGTATAAAGCCCTGAAAAGTACTCAAACACCGAAACTGCCACCGCAGGAAGCATACACAATTTGAACGAAGCATTTATCTTCACAAAAAGCCCTCCTCTGTACAGCAACACCAAATTATTCAAAACAAACTCCCTAATATTCATCATCATTTAAATTCTTTAATACTCTTTCTACAATGTTCTTTTTCTATCATATCTAAAATCCATACTAAAACCCTTCCTGTCCTTGTCAGTGTGCCGTTTCGTTGGTTCTTCCCAAGCGCTGAACTTATCGTTTCCTCAAAATTTCCGAACTCGTAGCCTCCCTTTTTCTTTAAAGTCAAATTGAAAAGCGTTCTAAATTCAAAGTTTCCAAACCTGTCCAGATTGACCGCTGAACTCTTGAAATAGCCTAAATCTTTAAACTTTATCGCCACAGCCAAGAAATTCAGTAATGACAAAGGAAGAAACAGCGCCCACGCCAAAAGGAACAGAAACAGCCCACCAATAAACTTTCCTATGTCTTTCATAATCTGTCTAATTCTTCGCTTTTCGTTCTTACGAAATCAGCCAAATACCCTTGAATTAACTGCAATAGCGTAGCTCTGTTATTCTTCATCAGCCACAGCATATACTTGTAACTGCTGACCTTTACAGGTTGTGTTTCTGCCGAAGGTTTACCCTCTTCATCTTTCACAGGAACATTAATAATTTCATTCTTCGTTCCTCGCAGGTAACTCCAAGTTTCCTTATACACCACCCATTCAGGCGTAGGCAGTTGGATATTGATTTCCTCGCCTGTATCCTTGTCTTTCAGAATCTGCTTGTAACCGAACATTACAAACTCGTTTTCACTCTTGGCGTCCAAGTTTATCACACGGATAAATCGGTTAAATTGTGGAAGTTTCGGATGTGCTTCCATTGGCAACTCCGCAAGATAAAGCGGTGTTTTCTCTACTTCCTCTAAAATACCCTGCACCTGTTTCGGTATCATTAAGTTTTCGTTCATATTATATTGTTTTATTGAATGTTATAGCTTATATCTTTTATTACAAAATCTGCAATGGAAAGGCTTGAGAACAGCGTAACAAAGTGGATGTATTTGTCTGTATTTTGCGCTGCGAAAGTGGTCATCTGCATTACTCCTGTGTTTCTCATTATGGTGAAAAGCGTAATCAGCCCTCCTTCTTTTATCAAGTAAACATCAGCAAATCCATCTAACTCATTAATCTGCGTCTGTACTGATATCCTGTTGTTTCCTATTACATACTCTCTTGCCCATCTATCTTTCATTATCAAATCATTAGATAAGTCAGACCTTGGCGATGCATCAAGAGAGTCAGAGAAATGAATGGCTCCAAACGACCTGTCATCACGAAATAATTGAGGGCTATTGTAAGTTCTGAACTTAAACACCCAGTTTCTGTCCGTAGGTAACTCTTTGTTTATCCCAATAGAATAAAGTCCCTCTCCCTCTCGTGACGCCATATAAGCATTGTTCCTAAATTCAGCAGGAAGAGCAGTCCTAATCCCTGCAATCATTCCATCACTCAAGGTAAAAGGCGTAGGAAGTTGGTAGTTCTTGGTTATCAGCGCTTGTGGGAATTTGCTTCTATCCAGTGTTCTTACAACCAAGTCGGATGCTGGCACAGTGGTAAATCCTATATCTTCCAGTTGTTTTATCTTCGCTATGGTATTCTTTATATCTTGGGAATATTGATTGTTCGCAGGTGCTACGGCATTGATATTAGACAAAACATTCTTCACATTCACATTGATAGTCGCAGGAACATTGAATGTTGTAACGACTTTCGCAGACCCTGAAAATCCTATCTGTTTCGTTGCAGGATTATACATTAGGTAGCCATTGAACGCCTTATCATTTATCT